GAGTGTTTACCTCGGTTATTTGGCTCTCTATATTCTCTCTAGCTGGAGACCCCGCAGGAAGAGCATTAGCTCTTTCTCGCAGAGTTTTAAGTTGTCTATCAAACGTTTTTACGCCGAGGCTGGGCGAAGTAGGTTGCCGCGCAATGCCGTCGAGCCTGTCAGAAGAATCTGTTGCGGTATCAAAAGGCCTATCAGCCCCAAGTACCGTAGACGAAGCTCCACCACGCATATTTACTTCAGCTTCAATGCCAAGATCTTTGGCTACCTGCCAAATAAATTCTTGCTTCTGACGCGGGTCTTTAATAGCAGACAGCTGAGAAATAAACGTACGGCTGGCTTCTACAGGGAGACCACTAGCATCAATAGCATTGAGGACAGTGCGCGCTCCAGCGCCACCAGACTCTGCGTAAAATGGCGGCTTGTTCTTATTAGCTTCAGCAATAGTATTGCCTACAGCAAGACCGGTGCGAAAACGACTTTCGGCGCTAGTAGCGCCAAAGTTAGAGTTTGGAATAACACGCGTCTGCAAGCCTGTAATAGCAAGATCAACCCCTTCGTCGATAGTGCTAGTAACGACGTTCTCGTCAGGACCAGACCCACCCTGAGCGGTCAAAACCCCGGGTCGGCCATCTCTGTATGAACCAGTTATTACGAGCCTGCCCTGCTTAAGAGCTTCTTTGTCGACCCCTGTAAAAGCAAAATCAGTCGGGTCGTAGTTATTACGTCCGATTGCTTCTTCACGTTTGTTGACGTTCATCACATCAGCAAGAAATCGTGTATATTGCTCGTCTCCGGCGTTCACGCCTTTAGCCAAAGCATCTCGGTCAATAGTTCCGTCTTTCTTAATTACGCCCAGAGTTTGGCCACGACCAAACACTCGGTCCGCATCCTGGCTCAGTTCAGTTTTAGCGAACTTACGGCGTTCTTCAGTGGCCTCCGCTTGAGCGCGAGCATCAACGTTTTTGTTTAATTGAAGCTGCTCCTGCTCGCGTGCAGCTCGCTCACGGGCAAGATCCAGCTCCTGCTGTTGCATAAGCAACTGCTGGCGCTGGCGGGCTCCAGCCTGTACTCCCTGGATTCCGGCAAGTATTGCACTACCAAGATCTTGTACCATGACTTACCTCTAAATCGCCATAAACAATATGGCAGCTGAAGCCAGCGAGCCAATCGTAGAGTATGTGTTTGCTTTAGATGCGGCTTTTGCCTGCGTATACGCATTGCGACGGGCTGTTGCGTCTCCGGCAGCAGAACCGAGCTGCTGTTGTGAAGCGCGATTTACGCCTTGGCCGATGTTAATAAGGTCGGAAAGCAGAGCCGTATTAGCCTCACGCTGTGCAATTTTAGCGTCGTTGACAGCCTGGATACCACCCAGTGTGTTGGCTCGCTGCAGGCGCAGCTCCTGTTGCTGGATCTGAGCAGGAGTCAAAGCCACACCATAGCGCTGTGCATTACGAGTAGCTACGCCCTGCGTTAAAGCCGATGCAACACCGACGTCTTTACGGGCCTGATCAATCAACGTGCGATCGGTTTGGGCCTTGTTAATCAGCTGTTCTTCAAAGCCGCGATAGTTTTTAATGTAGTCAAGATACTGTCGACGAGTCAGATCCGCATACGCTTTCTCTGGGTCATCGACGTTTGGAAGATTAACCATAGCGCCGCCAGTAGAAGCGCCACCAATCTGCATCTGCTGCTGTAAACGCAGAAGTTCTTCCACGCTCAAAGAAGATAGTGAAGAAGTAACCATAACTTACCTCCCCTGAACAATAGTTCGTCGGAACTGAGTAAGACTTGGCGTGTTTGAAACAAAGCCAAGCGAACCGTCTTGTCTTAAAACCGGAGTAGAAAGCGTAGGCATGGACTGCGGGGTGAAAAACTGCGGGGCCGCAACGCTTAAAGAACCGCGATCAACAGGCATATTTCCAGCCGCCGTACCGTAAGTGCTGTAAGCAAGGCGGTCTTTAATGCTGCTAACAGACAAACCCGTTTTTGGATCTTTCGGGGTAAACCAAGTACCGCCGCTTGCTTTATTTTCGGCTGCTTTTGCAATGGCCGTTGCTGCTACTTGGCCAGCGGCTGACTGCTTAGCAAGAGCCACCTGCTGATTAGCACGGGCCTTCTCTAACGCGCTCGACGTAGCAAGTCGGCTAGCCTGCGCCATTCCGCTTTGCGCGTCGGCCACCTGACCGCGAGCAGTGCCAAGCACGCCAGACTGCATGGTGTTCTGAACCTGTTTCGCCGCTACGTTTGCAGCGCCAAGCTGGCCCGTAAGAGCCTGAGCTGTGTCGCTAGCAGCAGTTGAGCTGGTAGCAGCCTCATAACTAGGAGCAGAAAGCGCCTGCATAACATCCGCATTAGCGCGACCACGAAGACCAGACTGAATGTCCTCGGTTAGCGACTTATCACGCATCTGCTGTAGCAGCGGATCGTACTTCTCTTTAAAGTACTGAGCCTCAGCCATTGACACCGAGGCAGAAGCTTTCTCTGCCTCGCTGGCCTTATAATCAGCCGCTTTCGGTTTGCTGGACACTATAGCTCCCTCGTATACACTACTGTATCAATAGACCAGCCGTGCGACTCCAAGTGTGGCATCAAACCTAGGAAAGGCGACCTAGTCTCCAGGTAGCTATACCCCGCCTCGCGCGCCACTCTCTCGAAGAACGACTGGTATTTAGATACCAAGCTATTCCCCTTTTCCTTGGCCCATGCGAGCCAAAGAAACATTGTCTTTTTACCTGTGAAGGTGTCAGTCTCGGTTGTCGAAACGACGAAGCCTTCACTAGTTACCCAAAGCACAGCCTGCTGATTAACACAGGCTGCGTAAACATCTTCCGCCCTGTACGTAAGAGACTTAGAATTGCGTAAAATCTCTTCAACACCAGGTCTTATCCAGTCCCACTCCCTTCTAGCGTCGCCTACTACAGGCTCAGCCACCTCGGCCATAACGGTTGCGCCGTTGTGAGAAGGGTGTATAAATCCCACCATACGCTACCTTCCTAGCAATACCAACGTCGGCATTCCTAGCGCGACGATCAGCTTCTGTAATGCCTTCGTTAAACAACGAGGCGTATATCTGTGCCCCAGCAAAGTCAGTCCAGTCTTTGCTAGGTAAACGCAACAAACGAAACAAAGCACCGTTTACAATCGTGTCACGGTAGTCAGACATCAACTCGTCAGCAGCAGCAGTGGAAGCCTGCGTAGGTTTCAACTGCGCTCGAACAATGGTGCTGGAGGCTTTCGTAACGTTCGGCACAGGCACCATCCAGAACAAAGACTGGCTGGTCTTTACGTAGTACTCCGGCGTGCCGCGATTGTCGGCGTCTCGCCAGTTCTGCTTACGCTGCTCTAGTAGACTAGTGCTAATAGGCTCGATGTCTTTACCGTCGTGTACAACCCACATGATCTTATGGACAACCGTGCCTGACGGAGGCTCAAGATCATATTCATACACACCGGCAACGGTAGTGATCGGATCAAGCTCAGCCTGAAGTACTGCTGCTTTTTCGCACAACTCGATGACTGCTGCTCGAATGTTGTTTTCGATCAGCGTGTCCGGGCAGCCGGGCACCATCGGGATGATCTCAGGTAACAGCGACTCGTAAAGAGTTGCCATTTTTTATCACCCCGCTTCTGCCGGAGCTGCCATCGCAAGACGACTGGAGTCAAAGTTTGGCGAGGTCAAAGCATCTAGCTGCGCCTTACCAGTAATTGACGTCATGAATAGCTGGAAGTGAGAAGACGCTCGTTGCTGGTTGCCAGCATAATCCGCGTCCTTCATGTAAGCCATGTAGAGGACGTAGTTCATAACTGCATTGGCGAAGATATCGGGGATATCCAAGTTACCGTTCTGCGCCACCGTCACGGGATTCGCCGAGTAGATGATCTCGACAAATGAGCTAGCAGCCGATGCTACGCCAGGATACACGTAAAAGTTACGCGGGTTCTGCTCGTCATAAATGTAATGCTTTACGACCGTCGTATGGGCCGCGTCGCCAGTAACGATCGGGTCGTGCCAGTCTGGAGTCTGAGCGTCAAGAACTTCGCGAGACACGATGCGAACAGCACGCTTACCAACACCGTTGGAAGCAGCCGACATGTTACGAACCACGCGGAGCAAACGGTTCCCGTCATTAGGGATCTCCTGCTTAGTTCCGGCAGCAAGAGTGACGGTTACGTTCTTAGCAGAAGCATCTGGCTTGAGGAGGGCGATCTCTCGCTGGGCGTCATTGACCCAGAGTACGAGCTCATCCACTACAGGCCAACGGACACCGGTAGTGTCCTGGAGGGTCTTTTGAACCCGGTCAATAACGCTTTGTACGGTGACAGACATAGTCTACCTCACGAGTGTAGGAACGCCTCCCAAGCCGCTTCCCGGTCCTCGGTGCTAACAGTACGCCCGACAACACGGTTAACCGCCGACGCTTTGGGCGTCCCATCAGCCTTAAAATCTTCTGGGTCGGCAAACTGTACCAGTTTTTCCATCCCGTTAATAACATCATCAAGAGTCTTAAACTCTTCAAACGCCTCGACCTCTACGGTCTTGGACGCAGGTTCCGTAGTTACCTTAATCGATGATGGCTTAGCCACAATCGGGTCGGGCAGCTTCAGCACATCCGCCTGTCTTGCTCCCATCTGGAGGGCAAGCAGTCCGATCTCATCTGAGACCTCGCGCTCAACTCCCGGAAAGAACAGCACGCACGCACCGCTAAGGGTGGCTACCCGAATCTCTTGGTCTGCAATGACCTTCACGGGACCTCCTGGTTTGAAAGAGTAGGGGACCCCCTCCGAAGAGAGGGTCCCCTCACGACTTAGACGGCCGTGTCGAGGCAGATTACGCCGAAGTCCTGAACGGACCCGTTGTAATCGCTGTTGTACTTCGGCTTGCGGAGACCGAAGATCTTACCGATCGAGATACCAGACTG